ACAGGTGGTGTGTCAGTTGAAGCTGGAATACAAGAAATGTATACCCGTATGCAGACAAAAAGATTGAAAATATTCAAAAATCAAGATAAACTATTACAAGAACTGCGTATGTATCATCGTAAGGACGGAAAAATTGTACCGATCAATGATGATGTTATTTCTGCAATGAGATATTGTGTTATGTCGTTAAGGAAATCTAGGATTAAAAATTATCAACCTAGTTACATACAAGCAGAAAGTGAGTTTAATGTTTTCGCATGAGGAAAGAACACAAGAGTAAGACTGGAGGTTTAACTGCAAAAGGCAGAGCACATTTTAAAAGAACAGAAGGTGCTAATTTAAAACCACCAGTAAGCAAAGGGAAGAACCCTAGACGTGTTAGTTTTGCTGCAAGATTTGCTGGAATGAAAGGACCTATGAAAAAGAAAGGTAAGCCAACAAGAAAAGCATTAGCTTTAAGAAAATGGGGATTTGGGAGTGTAGCAGCAGCTAGAAGTTTTGCTGCAAATAATAAGAAGTCATAGGAGGACTATAATATGCCAATGGGTAAAGGAACATACGGAAGTAAAAAAGGTAGACCACCAAAGAAAGGTGGACTTACAGCAGGTCAAAAAAAATTACCAGCTACACTTAAAAATAAAATTATGAAAGCGAAGAAAAAGAAATGAAGAAAAAACCAGGTCTATACGCAAATATAAACAAAAGGAAGAAGGCAGGTACAAGTAGACCTAAATCTAAATCTACTATATCCTCAAAAGCATATGCAAATATGAAAGCTGGTTTTCCTAAAAAGAGGAAAAAATAATGGGTGGAGTATTTAAAGCATTTGCAAGTATTTTTACAGGGGGTAAAAAGAAAGCTAAAAAAGTTACAGATAAACTTCCAGCACAAAAAGCAGCAAATCAAGCACAACAACAACGACAACGTACATTAGGTGCAGGATATGGTGGACAAACTATTATGTCTGGTACAAGTGGAGTAACAGAACAAGCACAAACTGGCAAAACTGTATTAGGTGGATAATGATAGAATTAGTTTCTACTGAAGAATGGAAAAATAAATGTTATGAATGGATCAAACCTAAAGCACATTTATATTCTGATAATGAAAAATTTTCTTATATAGGAATAATAGAAGATAAAAAAATATTAGGAGTTATTTTGTTTTCAGATTATGATGGTAACAATATTTTTGTTCATGCAGCACTTGATACACCAAGAGCTTGTCAAAGAAAAGCTATCAAATTAATGTTTAATTACATATTTAAACAAGCAGGATGCAGTAGAGCTACAGCAACTTGTAATAATAGTAACAACAGAACTAAAAAATTAATTGAAGGTATTGGTTTTGAACAAGAAGGTCTTATGAAAAATGCAATGCAAATAGACGAAACATATGTAGACGCAGCAGTTTACGGAATGTTAAAGGAGAATTGCAAATGGGTATGAAACCAAAAATGCCAAAACCACCACCAGTAATAGATACTTCTGGTGAAAGTGCAGCAAAATTAGAAAAAGAAAGAAAAAGAGCTTTAGAAATTGGCAGAATGGGTAGAGCTGGAACTATACTTACAGGTGGCGAAGGTGTAACTGAAGAAGCATCAGTTGGTAAAACTATATTAGGTGGTAGTTCAAGGAACACATATTAATGGAAGAAAAATTTAATTACATTAAAAAAAGAATGAACCAAATGGAAGGAAGTAGGGGTACTTGGGAAGATCATTGGCAAGAAATACTTGATTATGTAATGCCAAGAAAAGCTGATATTACTTTTAAAAGAACTAAAGGGGAAAAAAGAGCTGAAATACTATTTGATTCAACAGCTATTACTGCTAGTAATTTACTTGCAGCTAGTTTGCAAGGCACATTAACATCACCATCATTACAATGGTTTTCTATAAAAGTTAGAAACGAAGAATTAATGGAAAATAGGGATGTACAACTTTGGTTAGAAGATTCATCAAAACGTATGTACAACTTGTTTAATGAAACAAATTTTAATACAGAAGTACACGAAATGTATCTTGATATTGTTACTATTGGAACTGGTGCATTATTTGTAGAAGAAGGAAATGGTGGCTACGAAAAAAATCAAATACATTTTAACACAATGCATATTGCAGAATATTACATACAAGAAAATACTTCTGGTTATGTAGATACTCTTTACAGAAGATATAAATTATCAGCAAGACAAGCTGTGCAAGAATTTGGCGAAGATAATCTTGGTGAAAAAGTATTAAAAGCTGCAAAAGAAAAACCTGATAAAATGTTTAATTTTATTCATGCAGTAGAACCACTTGAAGATTACGAAAGGACTATGGGTAAGTCTGATACTAAATTACCATTTCATTCATGTCATGTATGTGAAGAAGATAAAATGTTTGTTAGAGGTGGAGGATATAATGAATTTCCTTATCTTGTACCTAGATGGTCTAAGGCAACAGGTGAAATATTTGGACGTTCACCATCTTACAATGCATTACCAGATATTAAAACACTTAACAAAGCAGTAGAGATAGGACTTAAAGCATGGGCAAAAGCTATTGATCCACCATTATTAGTACAAGACGATGGTGTAATAGGTAAAGTTAGAATGACTCCTGGTGGTATTACTGTTGTTAGAAGTGATGCAGCAATTAAACCTTTACAAATTGGTAGCAACTGGCAAATAACAGATTTAAAAGAAAACCAATTAAGAACAGCAATACGTCAAGCATATTACTCTGACCAATTACAATTACAAGATGGTCCACAAATGACTGCTACAGAAGTACAAGTTAGATACGAACTTATGCAAAGACTACTTGGACCAACACTTGGTAGATTTCAATCAGAATTTTTAAACCCACTTATAGATAGAGTTTTTGGTCTTATGTTTAGAGCTAATGCATTTTTACCTGTACCTGAAATTATACGAGGTGAAACAATAGATGTTGAATATGTTGGGCCACTTGCAAGATCACAACGAATGGAAGAAGCAGTTGCAGTTGAAAGACTTTATCAACTAGCTATGCAAGTTGTGCAATTAGATCCATCAATAATGGATATTATAGATCATGATGAAGCAATAAGAATGAGAGCTAATTTATTAGGTGTTCCTAAATCTGTTCTTAGGGGAAAAGAAGAAGTAGATGAAATGAGAGAAGCTAAAGCACAACAAGCTGCTATGGAACAACAAATGATGCAACAACAACAAATGGCAGAAGTAGCACAGAAACAAGCAGGTATAGCATCTGAAATGGCAAAACCAGAAACAAGAGAAATTATTGAAGAAGCTACACAAATAGCTGAAGAAGATGATGTAATGTAATGATGGATGCAGATAAACAACTTAAACAATTAGAAGGAGATTATCAAACCACTTTTAATACAAAAGAGGGCGAAAGAGTTTTAGCTGATTTAGAATCAGCTTATTATCATAGGAGTTCTTTTACTAAAGATCCTTATGAAACTGCTTTTAACGAGGGGAGTAGAGCAGTAGTAGTCAGAATACTAAATTTAATACGCAGGAGGAATAAATAATGTCTGACGAACAAATGACCACCGAATCACAAGATAACCCAGAAACAACTGACCAAAGTTCAGGTTCTGTTTTAGGGTCTGGTACAGTAGGTGATAATCAAAACTGGAGGGATACTCTGCCCGAAGAATTGAAAAATGACCCTACTCTACAAAACATTAATGATGTTGAATCACTAGCAAAAACTGCTGTGCATCAACAAAAAATGATAGGCAATAGAATACCTATGCCTAAGAATGATGAGGAGAAAGCAGAACTGTATAGTAAATTAGGTAGACCAGATGAACCTAAAAACTATGAAGTAAATGTGCCACAAGATTTCCAAGAGTATTTTAGAGAAGATTCAATGAATGAGTTTAAAAATGTAGCTCATAAAATTGGTTTAAACAATGAACAAGTAAAAGCTCTTATGGATTTTCAAGTTGCTGAAATAAATCATGAACTAGAAAATAAAGGTTCTCAAATAAACGTGCAACGTGAAGAAGTAGAACAAACTCTTAAACAAGAATGGGGTTTTGATTACGATAAAAATGTAAGAGCAGCACAAAGAGCTTTACAAGTATATGGCGACAACGATGTTCTTGAACTTATGAATACAGAAGCAGGTAACCACCCAGCATTAATTAAAATGTTTGCTAAGTTAGGTGGAGAAGTTACAGAAGATATGGCTAAAAACACACAGAATAACAGGTTGGCAGTATCACCTATAGATGCAAAACAAGAAATACAACAAGTTATGAGTGATCCAAATCATCCGTATTTTCATGCTAGTCATAGAGAACATTTAGAAGCTGTTGAAAAAATGCGACAATTACACGAAAAAGCATTTGGCAATAGTTAATTTTTTATGATATAATTTGCGTACCTAGTTCGCCCTATTAGGATAACGAATCGGTAGCCGTATGTGGCTATAAAACATAGGTTTCCCGTTAAGGATAAAGACCGATTTATAAAAATTTTTTAATAGGAGGACTGAATTATGTCAGTACAAATTACAACAGCTTTTGTCGAACAGTATAAAAGCAACGTATTTCATTTGGCTCAACAAAAAGGTTCAAGACTAAGAGATGCCGTTAGAACAGAAACAGTTCAAGGGAAATCACATTTCTTCGAAAGAATCGGCTCAGTTGCAGCACAATTAAGAACGTCACGTCATTCCGATACTCCTCGTATGGATACACCACATTCCAGACGTAAAGTAACAATGGATGATTATGACTGGGCAGACTTAATTGACAACGAAGATAAAGTAAGAATGCTTATTTCCCCACAATCAGAATATGCACAAGCAGGTGCATGGGCTATGGGTAGAGCAATGGATGATGCTATTATTACAGCAGCTACAGGTTCATCATTAGGTGGCGTAGCTGGTGGTTCATCAATCGCATTACCATCAGGAAACAAAGTAGTACATGGTAGTGCAGGTTTATCACTTGCAAAACTACTATCTGCTAAAGAAATCATTGATGCAAATGATGTAGATCCAGAAGAAGAAAAATTTATTGTATGTTCAGCAGGTCAGATCACAGACTTGTTAAATGTTACACAAGTTACATCTTCTGATTTTGCTACAGTAAAAGCATTAGCACAAGGCGAAATTGATACTTATCTAGGATTCAAATTTATCCGTTCACAAAGACTGGGAACAGATAGTGATGGAAACAGACAGGTATTAGCATTTTGTAAATCAGCAATAGGACTTGCAGTTGGAGCAGATATTTCAACTAAAATTTCCGAAAGAGCTGATAAGAATTATGCAACACAAGTATTTCTATCTATGACTATCGGTGCTACTCGTATCGAAGAAGAAAAATTAGTAGAAATTGCCTGTACGGAATAAAATTTAAAACAAGGAGGACATTAACATGGCCGTAACAACACAAAATAGCACAGAGTATGCAAACGCAATAGCTACTCCACTAGTAACAGCAAACGCTGTAGCTGATAAAGGTAAACTAAGAACATTACAGTTTACACATAATCAAAGTGGAGTTGGTGACGCAGGTTCAACTGTTACCCTTGGGAAACTCCCTGCAGGTAGAGTTAAACTATTAGGTGGCTTATCAAGATTCTATTGTAACTGGACAGCAAGTTCACAAACACTAGATTTAGGATGGGCAGCTTACGAAGATTTAGATGGAACAGCAGTAACTGCTGACCCAGATGGTCTAGTAGATGGTTTAGACGTTGATACTGTTGGCTACTTTACAATGGAAGGAAACACTGCAGCAGGTAAACTGCTTGGTGGAAACTACATTTTTGAAAGTAAAAAAGGAGTTATCGTAGCGAAAGCCGTTGGTGCTTTGGCAGATGATGATGATTTAGTTGGTACAATTACTTATATTGTAGACTAAATTTAAACATTGAGGGTAGTGTAAAAGCTACCCTCTAAAGGATAAAAATGGCAACTGAAGTTTCAATATGTTCAAACGCACTTAGAAAATTAGGGGATGACCCTATTACATCTCTTACTGAAGATACAGAAAGAGCAAGACTTTGTAATGCTTTTTACAATACAGCAAGAGATTCTTTACTAAGATTACACCCTTGGAATTTTGCAATAACTAGAGCAAGTCTTACAAGGTTATCAAGTACACCTGCTTATGGGTTTGCTTACCAATATGCATTACCTACAGATCCATATTGTTTAAGGGTCTTAGAAATGGAATATCAAGATTATATTTTTAAAATAGAAAATCTAGCAACTGAAGGTAGAGTTTTATTGTCAGATGAAAGTACAGCTAAAATACTTTATGTAGGTAGAATTACAGATACAACATTATTTGATTCATTATTTATAGATACATTAACTGCACATTTAGCATTAAAACTTGCTTATCCAATAACTAATAGTGTAACTTTACAAGCACAAATGCAAAAACTTTATCAAGCAAAACTTTCTGAAGCACGAAGTGTAGATGGACAAGAAGGGTTTATCGATGACCTTGTTTCAGATACATTTACGGACTTTAGAAAATAATGGCAACAACAACAACAAGTTCAACAGTAGTACATCCTTTACAAACTAATTTTACAGCAGGTGAAATTACACCTAAACTTGCTGGTCAAATAGATTTTACTAAATATAAAAATGGTGTAGAAACTTTAGAAAATATGACTGTGTTTCCACAAGGTGGAGCAACACGAAGAAGTGGCACTAGATATGTAACGGAAGTAAAAGATTCTTCTGCAATAACAAGATTAATCCCCTTTGAATTTAGTGTAACACAATCGTATGTTCTGGAGTTAGGAAATTTATATATAAGATTTTACAAAGATAATGGTCAAATAGTAGAAGCTGACAAAACTATATCGGCTATTACCAAAGCAAATCCAGCAGTAGTAACAGCAACTTCACATGGATATGCCGATGGCGATCATGTATGGATTAATAATGTTGTAGGCATGACAGAAGTAAACGGAAGAAGATATACTGTAGCAAACAAAACGACAAATACATTTCAATTATCTGGTATAGATTCTACTAACTATACAACATATGGTTCAAATGGAGATGCACAAAAAGTTTTTGAAATAACTACACCATATACAGCAGCACAAGTTTTTGATTTAAGATTTGCACAATCAGCAGATGTTATGTACATAGTACATCCAGCACACGAACCAGCAAAATTATCACGAACTGGCCACACAACTTGGACACTAACAGAAATAGATTTTGGAGATAAAGGTCCATACTTAGGAGTAAACGACCCATTTGATTCTGATTCTGGAACTACTACTATGACTCCACAACAAGCTGGAACAGGTACTGGTAAAACCATAACTTTAAATCAAACAAATGGAATAAATGGTGGATTAGGATGGCAAGAAACAGATATAGGAAGAATAGTTAAATTTGGAGTAACTGGTGCAGCTAAAATTACAGATATTACAAGTACAACAATAGCTGTTGCAACAATAACAACAGCGTTTGATACTGCAAATGCAAGAACAAATTGGCAATTAGGAACATGGTCAAACACAACAGGATGGCCACAAACAATATCTTTTTTTGAACAACGATTAATTTTTGGTGGATCAACCTCGTATCCACAAACTATATGGGCATCGCAATCTGGTGCTTATGAAGATTTTGATGTAGGCGATGCAAGTGCAGCAGATGCTTTTATATACACTATTGCTTCAAACAAAGTTAATTTAATAAGATGGTTAGCACCTATAAGAGATTTATTAATAGGAACAGCAGGTGGTGAATTTAGAATTGACAGACCAGTAGGCGATCCTCTAACTCCTACAAACGTAAACATTAAACAAGAAACTACATATGGAGTATATCCAGCACAACCTATGCAAATAGGTCCTAGTGTTTTATTTGTTCAAAGACAACAAAGAAGAGTTAGAGAGTTAGGGTATAGTTTTCAAAACGATGCTTACGTTGCACCAGATTTAACATTACTTGCTGAACATATAACAGATACAGGAATTATAGATGTAGACTGGGCACAAGAACCTAATGAAATATATTGGGCAGTTAGAACTGATGGCACATTGTTAGGTATGACTTATCAAAGAGAACAAGATGTTATTGCTTGGCATAGACATATTATAGGTGGTAAAGCAGCTAATTGTACAATTACAGTTACAGATTATGCCAACATACAATCTGGCAGTAAACTTACATTTACAAGAAGAGATGGTACAGAAGTTACATTTACATCTACTACAGGTACAGCAGGAACAAATGAATTTAAATCACAAACAAACAATGATACAACAGCTACAAATTTAAGAACTACAATAAATGGACACGCAGATTTTACAGCTACAGTAGCTTCTAATGTTGTAACTGTGTCAGAAACAACACCTGAATCTACTGGATATTTGACTGTAGTAAGCCAAGATCCTGTTAGACTAACTAAAATAAACGAAAGTCAAGCAAAAGTAAAATCAGTAACATCTATAACAGAAGCAACAGAAAATCAAGTGTGGACAATTGTAGAAAGAATTATCAATGGTGCAACAGTACAATACGTTGAATATTTAGACAACACATTAAATCAAGACTCTGGATTAGCAGGAACAGTTACAGGGTCTAGCACTACAGTAACAAACCTTGACCATTTAGAAGGAGAAACAGTACAAATACTTATAGACGATGCTGTATATCCAAAACAAAAAGTAACAAATGGAGCAATAACAGTTAGTTTACCAAGCACATTTGCAAGTAAAACTATAGAAATAGGATTAGGATTTAAATCAAAACTTAAAACTTTAAATATAGAAGCAGGAGCATCAACAGGTTCTACTGCACAAGCACGAAAAAAAAGGTATAATGAAGTTATTGTTAGATTTTTTGAAACAGTAGGTGCTACTGTTAATGGTGACCAAATACCATTTAGAAGTTCAGCAGATGAAATGGGTGCACCAATACCAGCTTTTACTGGAGATAAAAGAGTAACAAATTTAGGATGGGATAGAAATGGGCAAATTACTGTTGAACAAACACAACCATTGCCAATGACTGTTCTTATGATAACAGGAACAATAAAAACAAGTGGATAGGAGATATAGATAATGGTTTTACCAGTATGGTTAGTACCAGCTTTAATAGCAGGAAGTACAGCAGTTAGTTTTATGGGAAGCATGAATCAATCTGCTAATTTAAGAAAAAGTATGTTAATTGATAGACGTAATGCACAAAATAGAGCTAATCAATTAAAAGATATTGCTAATAGAGAAGCATCTAAAAGATTAAGTACATTAAGAACATTACAAGCTGCAAGTGGTACACAGTTAGGCACAGGATCAAATTTACTGCAAACAGTTGAAACTTTAAAACAAATAGACAAAGCACAATTTTACGCATCGCAAAATTTAAGAATGGAATTAGATCAAATAGACGCAAGAGGTTCTAGTTTGTTAGCAAAAGAAGCATACAGTCGTGGAACTAATTTGTTAGGTGGTGTGTTTAAAACAATTGAAGGAGGAACTAATTCAGGTTTGTTTACTAGAGCAGATTAGTTATAAAATAAATGGGAATTAAAATACCAGATCAAGTTGTATCAGCACCTTCATCAACTAGACCAGCACAAGATAGAGATTTAAAAGATATTGGTCAACAAGCATTAACTGGCACAAATGCTTTAAATATAGCTTTACAAGCAAGACCTGATTTTGAAGCATTACAACGAACTGTAGAATTAGGTGGAGAAGTAATACAAGGTGTTGAAGATGCTAGAATTGAAAGAGAAAATATAAAAGATGCTAAAAAACTGTCATTAGATGCTATAGAACATATTTCAGAACAAAGTGGAATACCACATACTTATGAAAGTTTAAAAAAAGCAAATAGCGATTGGAGAAAAAAGCAAGAAATAGATTATAAAAAAAAATATAAAAACGATAAAAAAGGTCTAATGGAATTTGAAAATAAATATCAAACTGATATTTTGTTAAAACATGAATCAGATTCAGTAAGCACATATTTTAGAAAACAAGCAATAGGTTCTATTGATACTTCTAAAGAAGTTTTTAGTCTTTATTTTGATACTGTTTCAAATTCTGAGAATACAGAAGCATTGTTATTTCAAGAATTCAAAATTGCTCTTGAAGTATTAAGAATAGCTCACGCAAGAGAAAAAGGTATTACAGACGTAAACAATCCAGATCATGCTGTAAACGAAGCAGAATTAAAAAAATTTGCTTGGATAAGAGGATTAGAAAACACTACTGCTGCTACAACTATAAATGGAGAAAAAAATTATTCAGTTATTCAAGATAGAATTAATGATAGTGATTATAATTGGGAAAAAGAACATGGATGGAAATTAGACGAAAAAGAAAAACTTGTTTATAAAAAAGAAATTAATAACAGAGTAAAAGAACAAAATGCACGTATTGAAACTTTTAAAAATAAAAAGAATTTATCAAATTTTGAAGAAATTACAACAAAAGCACAAGCTATTTATAATAATGATAAACTTACAAAAGATGAAAAAGACATAAAATTTGCTGAATTAAAAGAGAAAGCAAAAATTATGGAATTTTATGGTCCAGAAGGTAAAACTTTACAAAATACTATGGGCAATATTGTAGATAATGTAGCTATAGGTGGAAAAGATACTAATTATAATTTATATACTGAAATTATAAATGGAATTAAAACTGGTAAATACACAAGCATGACAGATAAAATTCAATTTGGAGGAAAAAATGTACCAATTATTAATT